TAAACTTACAATACACTGATGAGAACTATCAAATAAGTCCTACTGATGATAATAAAGTACAAGTACCATTAAGAAATGAATGGAATACAGGCTTTACTCAAATACCTTGTAAGGTAATATTAAATGATGGTTTAACTGGAGATACTAGAGGACATAGTGATATAAAAGACTTAATGGACTTAGCAATGGACTATAATAAAACAGTTTCAGATTTCAGAGATGCATTAAGATTTAAAATGTTTGAGCAACCAGTATTCGTTGACTGTGATAGCTCAAGTATAGAGAATATTAAAATAGCTCCAAACGCATTAATAGACTTAAAATCAGACCCTTCAATTGGAGATGGCACTGGAACTAAGAGTACAGCTAGTTATGGAATGTTATCAAGTACATTTAACTTCCAAGTAGCAGCAGATAGTTATTTAACAAGACTTAAACAAGATATGTATGAGCTTATGGAACAACCATTACCTGAAAACTTAGTTAATGTAGTAAGCGGTAAAGCATTAAAAATGTTATATTATGATTTAATAAGTAGATGTGAAGAGAAATGGAGTATGTGGGATGAAGCATTAGAATGGCTTGTAGATATAATAGAAGAAGCAGTATTAACATTTAATATGTACTCAGACAAACCAGATATAGGTACAATGTCATTAGAAACTATAGCTTCATGGCTTCATAACTATCCAATACCTGATGATGAATTAGATAATAAAACAGCTTCAATAGCTGAGGTAGAAGCTGGAGTAAGAAGTAAGAAATCTTATATTGAGGAGTTTGGTAATGCAGAAGATGCAGAAGCTGAGTTCCAAAGAATATTAGATGAACAATCTCAAGTTAATGAAGTTAATAACTCAGCAATGTTTGAAATGGAAGAAATGAAATTAGGAGTAAAAAACGATAAAGAAAAAGAGAAGGATGATGAAGAGGAGGAATAAACAAAACCCTCCTTTTTCTTATATATTAAGTAAATAATATATAGGGAGTGAATATAATGAAATGTACTAATTGTAATCAAAAGAATGAAGTAGTTGAGCTTAATTGGATAGGAGATAAATTGATTATGGTTGAAGGTTTTAAGTGTAAACAATGTCATCAAGTAAATATATGCAAAGTAACTGACAACGCACTTAGAATCGATTTATTTAAGGAATATGACCTGTTATGTCAGATAGGGGAATTAAAATCTAAAATAGAAAAACATAAGAGAAGTAATGAAATAGATGATATTACATTAAGAAAAATAAAATGCGATGAAAATAAACTAGAAGTTTTATATTCTGAGTATAAAAAATTGAAAAAAGCGAATACTATTAGAAATAGACAACTTATTAAATGGTATGAGCAGAAGGGAGTTTAGATGGCACCTAGAAAAGCATATTATGATGAACTTAATCATAAGAATCAAAAGCTATTAAAGAAACATGAGAAAGAAATAGTTAATGCATATGTATCAGCTTTCGAAGATGCTTATGAGGAATTAATTATAGCTACAATGGATGATGATAAGTATAATAAGAAAGCTTACTTCAAAGCTAGAATGGCTTATGTAAATCAATTATACGAGAAGCTGAGTGAATTAGAAGCTAAATATAATGTAGCTACTAGTGAGAACTATAAAGCTTGTGTTAATGACTTCTTTGATATGGAAAGTGAATTTAAGAATGATGAATCTTATAAGAAGTTAAAAGAGGCTGTTAATAAGAAAGTAGATATTACAAATGAAAAAGCTATTAACATAATTAAGTCAGGTAAAATGTATGAGGCTGATAAGAATGGTAATTTCGTAGATTTAGATAATAGATTATGGAATGCAGCTAACGCGTCCGGTAAGAAATTACAGGACGCTATTGTTAGTTGTTTAGCTCAAGGAATGGGTCCTGCTGATATGGCTCGAGTGTTAAAGGACTTTGGTAAAGAAGGTCATAAGACTTGGAGTACTAAAAAGATAAGAGAGAAATTAGGTCCTGGATATGCTAGAAGTCATAGTGGAGGTTTAGATTATGCGGCTTTAAGATTAGCTAGAACTGTACATACTCATACTAATCAACTAAGAGTTATTCATAGTAAAGATAGTAATCCTTACATAAATAAGATTATGTATCACTCAGCTCACGTAGCTAATAGGACGTGTTCTATGTGTGCCGAGCGAGATGGACAGGTATTCGCTCCTAATAAAGTACCTTTAGACCATCCAAACGGAATGTGTTGGTTAGAACCTGTATTTGATAGAAGTGATAAAGAAATAGCAGAAGATATAGCTAAATGGATTAGAGGAGAAGAAAACAGCGGTTTAATGGACAAAGCATATCCTGAGTTAAAAGATTCTCCATTGTATAAAGATAAACCTAAAGATAAGCCTAAGAAAGAATATAAAGAAGTTAAAAATCAAAATGTAGAAGATTATAAACAACACTTTAATGAGTTGATAGATAATCAAGATTGGTCATTTAGAAAGAGAAAAAATGCTTCTGCCTATATAGACGAAGCAGTAGAAACATTAGAAAAATATTTCCCTCAAACTATAAAAGATGCTTATTACTTAATAACTAAACAAATAGAACAATGGACGCAAGATAATGAAGGGGCTTATTGGCAAATGTTCACTAAGAAAGTCCAGTTTAATATAACTAACAATATGAATAGTAAGGTAGATAAATATGGTATAGGTAAGTTCGATACTTGGTTCCACGAAAACGGGCATGCAATGGATGCATTATTAGGTAAGATGTATAATGACTCTAAAGGAGTTTACAATGGTAAAGTATTATCTGCTCAAAGACCTTATATAAACGCACTTAAAAGAGACTTTCAAGACCAAAAGATTAATTTAAGAAGAAAATACTTAAAGGAAAGAGGATATGAAAATGTAGACCAAATGTCTGAGAATGAGTTAAAGCAAAGAATACCTGATAAAAATTTAAATGCTTTATATAATCATTACTTAAGTGGAGTACATAAAACAAGTGGTATACAGGACGTTGTGGAGGGAATGAGTAATTGTGAAATTCATGTTCAATGGGGACACGGTAAACAATATTGGAATAGAAGTAATAGAGAAGAAGAATATGCCAGTGAAGCGTGGGCTAATATGTTAGGTAGCTACTCTGACCCTGAAACATATGAGTATATGAAAGAGTACTTTCCAAATGCATTAAGAATGCAAGAAAAAATAATAGCGACAGCATTAAGGAGTGTAAATAAGAAATGATAGAACCAATTAAAATACCAAAGCCAAAAGAAACAGTATTTGATGACTATTACTTAATGTTTGATGATACTTTTCCGAGCTATCAATTAGGACTAGATGAAGATATATGTAAGGAATGTCTGAGAAAAGGTAAAGATGTATACGAATTAGGTTATTTAGAATTAGATGATAAAAATTATTAAAAATATTTTTAAAATGTGGATAGTTTTGCTGTAAAAGGAGTATATTATATTATAAATAAAAAAAGAAAAGGAGATAGATAATATGTTAAGATTTTGGATAAGTGGTATAGGAACAATAGAAAGTGAAAACGAAATAGAAATAAAAAACTTCGCTACATTAGCAGTTAATGGATTTGAAAACGAAGAAGAAGCTCAAGCATATATAAATAAACTTCCTAAATATGTAAAAGCAAAAGCTCATCATGTAACAGGTATAGATAATGTAAGATATATACAAGTAGCAATAGAAATAAATAACTATAAAAAAGTTACAGGCGAAGTTAATGAAACAGGAGCAAAAAGAGTTAAAAAGTTCGTAGACCTAGCAAAAAAAAGAAGGTATATTAAAATAAATATTAAATAAAAGGTGGAGGTAAGATATATGAAAACTTATCAAATAAAACATAAAATAAAAGGCGAAAGAATCTGGAGCGAAAGCTGTTACAGTTATTTTGAAGTAGAAGCTAGAACTAAAAAAGAAGCTAGAGAAAAAGCATTTGAAAGAATAAATAAATATAGAAGAACAATAGTTAGTATAGAGGAGGTAAAATAATATGTTAAATAAAGAAACTATAACTTATAGAGATATGGTACAAGGATTAAGAGATAAGATAACAGCTTGTAGAATAGAGATAGAAGCACTTAAAGAAGAGAAAGTAACAGCAATGTTTGATTATGGTATAGATGGATATGAATATGATGAATGGA